CAAGATCAAGACACATAAAGTGTTTTGGAGAAAGATCACCGGGGCCAATATTCTCGAAGGCCCGATTGAAGTTGGTTGTACAACAATCCCGGTGGTGCCTGTATTTGGTAAATCCCTAACGATTAAGGATAAGACCTATTACAGATCGATCATTCGTCATGCTAAAGATGCCATGAGGATGGCTAACTACTGGGACAGTGCAGCGACTGAGAACATAGCATTAGCACCGAAAGCGCCTTACATCGGAGCTGAGGGGCATATAGAGGGTAAAGAGAGGGAGTGGCAGGAAGCAAACACTAAGAATGCTGCAATCTTAACTTATGTCCCTCAATACGAAAACGACAGAGGCCCGAGGCGCGAAATGCCGCCACCAATGCCAGCCGCAGAGCTAACAATGGCCTCCACCTCAGTGGATAAGATCAAGGCAACCATTGGAATGTTTGACGCTTCTCTCGGCAATATCGGGAATGAAACATCCGGCAAAGCAATCATGGCAAGGCAAAGGCAGGGTGATCGTGGATCATTCACATTCATTGATAACTTGTCTAAAGCAATTCAGCGAGTCGGCAAGATAGCTGTTGAAATGATTCCAAAGGTTTACGACACAGAAATGGTCATGCGGCTTAAGTTTGAAGACGAAACCGAAGACTTTGTGAAGCTGAACGAGCAGATACTTGATGAGCAAACAGGGCGATGGATAAAGATTAATGATCTCAGCATTCAGAAGTATGACGTGGTTGTCACTGTTGGGCCGTCATTCGCCACACAACGCATAGAAGCCGCTGAAACAATGATTCAATTCATGCAGGCCGTGCCTAACTCTGCCGCGGTGCTTGGTGATCTGGTTGCTAAAAACATGGACTGGCCGGGTGCTGATGGCGTAGCGGATCGCTTGAAGAAGACATTACCGCCTAACGTGCTAACAACCAAAGAACGCGAGGAAATGGAGAAAGACGCGCCACCACCTGCTGAGCCTTCACCAGAACAACAAGTAGCCATGAGGCAGGCTGATGCAGACATGGCTCAAGCAGACGCCGACATAGCGCAGGCAGAAGCCAAGAAGCTAGAAGTACAACAAGGTGTCGAGAACGCAGAACAAAGCGTATCACCACAAGAAGTAAGGGAGATTGTAGCGGAAGCAATAGCCGAGGTTATGGCCGCAGGGAATACACAACCGTCTTCATAAACTACAGATGTGTATATGGCAAAGGCACAGTGTAGCCATTAACTGCATTATGTTATAACATTACAACTAAATAGGACGTTACATGAAAACTAAATTTAGAGAGTCGTCAACATTTGTGATGGTAGTGGGGCTAGTCATAGCAGAACACGCATTGTTACTCAGTGGCGTTTTTGATAAGCCCGGTCTGTCTGAGTACGGTGTCTGCAATGCAGGAATAATGTCTATTTGGCTCGGCAGGGAATGGCGAGCAGCACACTACAGCAAGGAATAATGATGGCCTGGTTAATATTGGCTCTTTTAATTTCAGGCTCGGGTAATTTCTGGCAAAACGGAGAGATCAGCGACCTTGAACGACAGCTTAAGACCGCTAACAAAGTCGCTAAAGAATGCCGGGCAGCAAAGACCGATAGCAGACGAATCGAACTGGAGATAGCAGATGAGCGAACACAAACCGAGGCGGGTATTCGAGGGATCATTTCTCGATCAGAACTCAACATTAGAGAGCTTGCTGAAATGGATAGCAGTGATTGTAGTCGCGTGGTTTCTCCTGGCGGAAGTGAAAGAGTGGCGGAACATGAAAGACGTACCCGCGCCATCAATAGTCAATGGTTGCACTCCCCCGGCGATTCTGACGAATGACACGAATCTGCCAAAAACTCTACCAATTAATAAGAACCCGACAAATGGGGAGCTGCTGGATTGGTACGAGAGAGGGTACACCCAGCTTCAAACGTTTGCAGTTAGCCTTATAAACGACAGGCGTGGAGTTCATAAGCTGTGCCATTGAAAAGAATTAAAAAGCCTGCTGGTGGGTTTCGCCAGTCTCGTATTTTAAGGATACGCAAATGACCGAAGAAGCAAAAGACGAAACAGCAAATTTCGTAACAACAACAAGTGATGCAGTCGTTATTGATGCGCCTGAGCCTGAAACGAAGCCGGATGAAAATCAGACAACTGATGAGAGTCAGAATGATGATTTGAATAAGGCTGATGATGCAGGTGAAGCGACCAACAGTGACGACAAGCCCGGTGATGATACCAAGCCTGGTGATTCCACCGAGAGCACAGATAGCGATGCTCAGGCAGAAAACTCGAATGATTCTGAAACGGATCAGGACGAGAAGAAGCCCAAGCAACGCAGAAGCGCTCAAAAAAGAATCGATGAGGTTATTAGACAACGCGAAGAAGCAAAACGTGAAAACGAAGAGTTACAACGCAAGATCGATGAAATGGAAGGCAAGTCTAAAGCTGAAAAGCTGGGCCTGACTGAACCGGTCGAAACTGATTATGATGATTATGATGAATTTCTGGACGCTCACGACAAGTTCGAGCGCGAAAAACTCAAGCCGGAAAATAATGATCTTGATCTAAGCGACAAGTCAGAAGCCAGCCCCGATGAAGTCAAATTGACTGACTCGCAAAAATCAGCAATAGCAGTTATTCAAGAACGTCTTGAAAATGCTGAGGATAAGCCGGAAGACTTTTCCGAGATTGCGCTAAGTGACGATGTACAAATAACAGCCGATATGGTTGAGGCTTTGGTTGAATGTGACAACCTAATAGATGTCATGTTTCACCTTGGCAATAACCGGGATTTGGCTGCTGAAATCGCTGGGAAATCACCAGCGCAACAAGCAAGAGAAATTGCACGACTGGACTTAGTGAAGCGAGAAAAGCCAGCTAAGCCAGCTAATACAACAAACGCGCCTGAACCGATTAGCCCCGGCGGATCTTCATTTTCTGGTGAGAAGCACATTAAAGATATGAGCTTTTCCGAGTTTGAAGCAAAGCAGAACAAGGCTGAGCGTGGCGGGCATCAATGGTAATAAGGAAAATATATCATGGCTGTTCAAAGTAATAATATCCTGACGGATGACGTAATTGCAAAAGAAGCCTTGCGGCTCTTAAAAAATAACCTGGTCGCCGCTAAATGCGTGTACCGGAACTATGAAAATGTTTTCGCCAAAGTCGGTGACTCCATTTCTCTGAAACTCCCGTATCGCGTCAAAGCTGCTGATGGCCGGGTTCTGGTTAAGCAACCTATGGTTGACCAGACAATCCCATTTAAGATCGACAAGCAGCACCACGTTGGCCTTGAGTACACAGTTAAAGATTACACGCTCGACATTCCAGATTTCTCTAATCGTTACTTGAAATCCGGCATGATTCAGATTGCAAACAAAATTGATCTGAATATCTTGCTTACACTCAAGAAAGCATTTCATTCGTCTGGTACGCCTGGCACTCGGCCTTCAAAGTTTATCGACTTTGCAAACGCCGGAGCCAAGCAGACAACTTATGGTGTGCCTTCCGATGGTATGCGTTCAGCAATCATTGATCCTTTCACTTGCGCCGCTTTATCTGATGAAGTGACCAAGTTGTTCAAAGAATCAATGGTCGAGGGTGCTTACAAGAAAGGCTATCGTGGTGATGTTGCAGAGTACGTGACTTACGAAACCCAGAACCTACCAAAACATACGGTTGGTAATCATGGCGGTACGCCTCAAATAGCTGGCACTATCACCAATGGTAACACTATCACTACTGATGGCTGGGATGCGTCTGTTACTGGTTTGCTTTTAGCTGGTGACGTTATTAAGTTTGCGGGTTGTTACGGTGTAAACCCTCAGAATTACACTACCACTGGTATGTTGCAGGAGGTTGTAGTTACTGAGGATGTTGATTCTGATGGTTCTGGATTGGCAACAATTAAATTCTCACCAGCGCTGAACGATGGCACTGCAACAACTACTAACGCCGCTGGCGACACTGTAAGCCTCAAAGCTTATCAGAACGTCACTAACGTACCAGCCGACAATGCTGCTATCTCAGTAATGGGTACCGCAAACACTACTTATGAGCAAAACTACCTGCTTCATAAGGATGCGGTTGCACTGGCTGTTGTTGATCTTGAGTTGCCACAAACTGCCGTGATTAAGTCTCGCGCAAACGATCCTGAAAGCGGTCTATCTTTGACGCTGACCGGAGCGTATGACATTACCGAGCAAACTGAGATTCATCGAATCGATGTTGTTTACGGTACTGACTTGATCTATCCTGAGCTTGCCCTGCGATTGTGGGGAGCTTAAAGGTAGCAAGTAGCACGAAGTAAGAAGTAAAGCACTGGGGCATCCCGCCTCAGTGTTCAATCGTAGTTAAACTATGCAGAGGTTCCCAATGTCACAAAAATACAGTTTATTCCTTTACCGCCAAGATTGCGTTAAGGGTGAAATGTTCAATCTCACCGCTGAACAGATCGAAGAATACAAAGCCGATGGCTGGCTTGATTCACCTGAAAGCCTGGATATTCCAGAAGAGCCTATTTCAGTTGAAGAAGTCGAGAGCATGTCTCCTGATGGACTGATTAAAAAGGTTGAGGGCATGGGCTTTATCGTCATGTCTCCTGAACAATTGAAAGCAGAGGCCAATAAAATGGCTAGCGTTGTGCTGGACATTGGCAAGTTTGATGATGAAGTCATTGAGGCCGAGTACAACAATCGTTTTAATACTGAAACCAAAGCTGATGAAAGTAACGTGGTTGTCATTAACAGTGACATTCCACTAATCAATCGATTCCTTGCCAATCCTGATAGCTTGTCAGAGGATGAACTTGTCGAGCTGGGCAGTGACTACAAGCTTGGACTAAGGAAAAGCTTTAGCCGTGATACAATGGTGGCTAAGCTTAACGAGGCAATCAACCAGGGGTAACACATGAAAAACTTCACTGTCGGGGAATGGATACGGGCATCAATGCGAAAGGCCGGGATACTTGGCCCAGGTGAACCGCTCCCGGCAGGTGAAGGTGATGACGCTCTATTTGCAGCACACGGAATGATTGATGCTTGGT